CTCCTTACTTTATGTACTTCATCTACTATTAAAAAGTCTATATGTTTTATCCATGATGTATCTTGTTTTGAACTTTGCAAAATACCTAAATTAGCAATAATAACATTACTAGATAAATTTAATTCATTTTTACCTGTATATATTGTAGTAGAAAAAGAAACATTATATTGCTTAAAGTCAGATAAAGTTTGGTTAGCTAATCCTAAATCTGGTACTATAACTAATCCTTTAAAGTTTTTACTATAATTTTTATAATAAAATTGTAATAACCCTGCCATTGTAAGGGTTTTACCTCCTGCAGTAGCTAATATTATTGTACCTCGTCCTATGTTAATACATTTATTAATTATATCTAGTTGATATTCTCTATATTTTAACTTTAGATTATAATTAACAATATTATCTTTATGTAAAGACGGTATTAATACATTTTTTACTTCTTTCGAAAATTTAAATTCGATATCTCTTGTTTTACAGAATTTTACGACTTCTATTAATAATCCAATATCAACTTTTCCTTGATTAGTGATTACATATGTTCGCTGAGGTGCAAATGTACCAAATCTTCTTTGAAAATGTGCAGCTTCATTTTTTACACTAAAATGTTCTCTGATAATATCTAATTCAGGTCCTTCTAATAATGCTTGTGAATTTGAATTTAATGTTATATTTATCATTGAGTTTCGAGTTTCATTAATTCAATTAAATTTTTAATGTCATTCGTTGCAAAACTTATGTTTTTATAGATATTCTCTAAAAAGCTAATAATAAGTGTTTCGTTTTGAATTTTTAAATCTATGATCTTTATGTCTTTTTTATTTTGTACTGCTTTTTCTGCAATTGATCTATTAACACGTACTGGTTCTTTATCTTGAAATTCGTTTATATATTCATCTAGTAGAGATGATCGTTTAAATTTTAACCCATTTAAAGTAATTTTATGATTAATTAGTCTAGCTGACCATTTATGCTTATTACTGACTAGTTGCTCTTGAGTAGACGTAACTTCTAACCGATCTAGATTTGTATCTATTCTCGCTTCATCGAGATATTGATTGATAATATGACCAACCTCCATATATTTATTATAATTGATTTAGAAAAAAATCAACTTTGAGTTAATTAAGAGATAAATACTTAATATGGCTCTTAAGTTATTCGATCAATTAGTAACGCGTTATTTAATAGATAATACCGTTGCTTCTGTCGGAATGGCAAATTCTGGAGGTCAAGGCGCCGGGGATTATTTAGCTGGTGATACATATGCACCAGGTGATTATAGAATACCAGATGTAATGGGAGATATGATAAAACGAAAAGGTAAAGTCAAGACGAAGAAAAAAAGACGTAAAAAAAAACTAAATGAAAGTAAGACTATATATGATTATCTCTTATTTCCGCCAGAAGGAGAACAACAGAAAAACGTTGTTAACAATATTTCGAAACTTAAAAGTAACCCTAATGAAGCGTATAGAGGAATTTCTTCTGCAGAATACAAAAATTTAAAAAGACATGGATTTGTTATATCACGTGGTGTAGGTAATACACGTAGAGGAATAAAAGGTTCATATGTTTCAGATGATATACAATTAGCCGGGAGATTCGCATTTTTTGAATATAAAAAAACAAGGAGAGGTTATTTGTTAATTTTAGATAGAGATAAATTACCTGAGTTAAATCCTGCTGACGAAGGTAATTATTGGACTGAGAAAATACCTGAAGATGCAGTAAAAAAAGCTATAAACTTGCAAGATTTAGCTAAGTGATAAATAATTATATATGCCTAGTGCAGCCAAACAAAAAGGTAACGTTTGGGAGCGAGAAGTTGCAAAAGATTTAAGCGAAGTATTTAATGAGAATTTTATTAGAGTTCCAAATTCTGGGGCTTATACCGGTGGTGCTAATTTTTACCGGCTTGATCAATTAACTGAATCTCAAAAACGTATGATGGATGGAGATATTATGGTACCTCCGTGTATGTCTCGGTTTAAATTAGAATGTAAAAACTATAAAGTATTTGATTATCATAAACTATTCACTCAAAATAAAACTTTAGATAAATGGATTAAGCAAGCAGAGAGTGGTAAGTTGTGGTTCTTAATAATAAAGGTCACTAGAAAGGGTAGTTATATATTATTTCATAAAAATATTTCTCATTATTTCCGGTTTGAAAATTACTTGCGTTATACAAAGAATTATATTATAATTAGATACGATAATTTCTGGGAGAGAAATGTAGATGCAATTAGAAGACTTAACGAAGAACCCTTATCTGAATTACAAGCTTCCTAATTCATTTTTTAATATAGTAAATTTTACACCAGTTATTAATCATATTTATAATTTGTGTATAGATAAAGCGTCAGAGTTGAATTGCGATCTAAATTTTAAAAACTCTGAACATAGAAAATACATCTATCATTATTTTATACTAAATTCATGTGAAATACTTAAATTGTATAATAAAAAATATAAACCAGTTATTTATTTTGATACAAATAATGAATTAAATAAAAAATTCTTACCTATTTTTACGTTTTTCTTTAAGAATTTTCCGGTTTTGATCATACAACAGTGTATTACGTTTAATAATTTTAAGATTAATTTAAAATGTGACGGCTCAAAAGAAGAATTAGCAATATCTCTTATGCGAAAGCTTTTTAAATTACAATCGAAGCGTTTCTATTTTAGTAAATTACATTATTTTTGCAGGAAGTATGATTTGATGTTTTTAGATAAAACATATTTCAATGACATAAGAAATAAGGTTTCATTGCTATAAATAATTAAGATGAGTAAGTTTCTTAAAAAGATTTCTGAATTGAATGGTACTGATACGACAACTCCTACTGTATCGGGTATTGAAGCAGAAGTAGATAATGCAGATAAGACACCCGGAACTAATGTAACTCCTCTTAAGAGACAAATTGCTCAGCAGGCAAAACAAGATCGACGAGATTTACTCAAAAAACAGAAAATGCGCAAAACAGAATCTATAAAAGAACAAGATTTTGTACCTAGAACACCACCACCGGCTGCAGCTGCTGGTCAATTTCAACCAGCAATACCTCCTCCGTCAATGCCATCTGCTCCTCCAGTACCGGTGTCCGCTGTTCAACAACCGGCAGAGCCGTTAACTACAGAGGGTGAGTCGTTTTTAGTTAATCTTGCTCGTAAAGCATTATTCGTAGATCTAGCTAAGGTAGGCCTTACCGACGATGAGCGAAAATTTGTAAATCAAGACGTTGACCCTAAAAACTCAAAACATGTAGAGAAGGTTTTACGTAAAATAGTCGTTGATTTTGGTTTAGGTGAAAGCTTTGCTTCTAAAGCAAATGTTATTCTTGAAGACTTAAAAAAAAACGATAGAGTAGTTGTTCTTGTTCCCGGTAGTTTCAAACCTCCACATAAAGGTCATTATGAAATGGTTAAGTATTATAGCGAAGCTTGGCCTGGAGGTCATGTTCATGTTTTAATCTCAGCACCATCTGCAAAAAGCGAAAGAAGAACAAAAGATGGAAAATTAATTACTCCTAGCGCAGCACAGCAAATATTCGAATTATATGTTGAACCTCTTTATAATGTAACAGTAAGTGTTTCTGAATATCCCTCTCCAGTTACAGCAGCCTATGAATCTTTAAAAGAATTACAACCTGGAACTACAGTTGTATTAGGCGCTAGTAAAAAAGATGATGATTGGAAGAGATGGTCATATGCTCAATCATGGGCAGAAAAGGAACAATTAGGTTTAAATATTCTTGATCCAGCTGAGACTGCAGTTGATGTTACTACAGATGCATCAGGTCGACCTTATAGCGCTAGTAATATTAGAGATAATTTTGATAATTTTGAATTAATTCAACAGGATATTCCTGATCATGTTGATCCAGTGCAAATTAAGCAAGTATTTGATTCACTTTAAATCTCTTACAAAATTATAAAACTCTTGTCTTGTAAGATCAGTTTTATCTAAGAAGGCACCTGACATTCTAGCAGTTTTCATTGTACTATCATGCTTAACTCCTCTTACACAAGCACACATATGATTAGCTTCTACTAATACTGCTACACCATTATTTTCATCACATACTTTATCTATATGTGTATGAATTTGCATAGTTAAATTCTCTTGTACCTGTGGTCTTCTCGCAAACCATTCAACGATTCTATTTAACTTACTTAATCCAATTACCTTACCGTCTCTCCCAGGTATATAAGCTACATGCGCAACGCCTATAAATGGTAAATGATGATGAGAGCAAAAAGAATGTACTTTAATATTACCTTGAAACACTATACCATCGTATTTATCGATATTATCAAACGCAGTAATTTTAGGAGGTTCCGTATAGCATCCTTCTGCTAAGTCATTTACAAATGCTTTTGCTACTCTTAAAGGTGTATTTGAACTATTAGGATCATTTCTCCAATCAAAGCCTAAGGCATCCATATACCCCTCGTATGCCTTAGCAGCATTATTAATAATATTCTCTTTCTCCTCTGGAGATCGGGGTCGATTTTGGTTGGCGTATTGAAGTAAAACCTCATTCATATGAATCATTATAATATAATTAATTTGTAAATCAACAGTTGATTACTCTTAGGTTTATTCTATAATAAATATATGAAGTTTACTAGTACGAAGATTCTCGAGCTTGGTAGCTGTGCTTTTCGTCAACCTAAGGCAGAGTCACATTGTAAGTTTTTACATGGTTATAGACTAACAGCTAAATTTTGGTTTGGTGCTAATCGATTGGACGATAATAATTGGGTAGTAGATTTTGGGGGCTTTGATCATTTAAAGAAGCTTCTTAAGGATCAATTTGATCACACTACAGTTATAGATAAGAATGATCCTTATATCGATAGTTTTAAAGGTCTCGCTGACGCTGGGGTATTAGATTTACGAATAATGGATGGAGTTGGTATTGAAAAATTTGCAGAATATTGCTTCAAGGTAAGTAATAGTTTTATTAAAGAGCAATCTGAAGGGAGATGTTGGGTAGATAATGTTGAAGTGTTCGAACATGAAAATAATTCTGCTATTTATACAGAGACTGTTACTACTACGATGAGATTTGCTGATCCTGAAGGAGGTTACCAAAATGGGTAAAGGAAGTAAAAGAAGACGTAGAGAAGATATAGGAAAAATTGTTTCTAATTGGGATGAAATCGATTGGGGATATATAATGTTTACTAAAGACGAAGAAGCCGATAAAAAGAAAAATGAGCGAAAAAGAATCAACAATACTGACAGCAACCGGAACTGATACAATATATCTATCAGATGATAAGATATTTTATACAGTAGAAGGTGAGGGTGAATTCGCAGGGTATCCTTCTGTGTTTATGCGGCTTTCGATGTGTAATTTAACATGTCAAGGTTTTGCATCAGCAGACTCACCTCATGGGTGTGACAGCTATATTTCCTGGAGCGTAAAAAACAAACTAACCTTTAAAGAAATATTCGAGTTTTTGGCAAGTAGTGGTTATAAAGATCATTTATATAATGGTGCTATATTAAAAATTACTGGTGGTGAACCCTTAGTACAACAAAAAGCATTATTAAAGTTTTTAGATTATATGGAACTTGAATGGGGATGGGTTCCTCGTATAGATTTTGAAACTAATGCAACTATCTTACCTGATAAAGAATGGGTTCGAGTAAATGCTACGTTTACTACATCTCCTAAGATGAGTAATAATGGTGATCCTGTTGACAGGCGCTATAAGCCTACAGTTTTAGAATGGCATGCTAATAGAGGGTCTGGTTTTAAATTTGTTATTGATAAAGAATCAGATATTGATGAGGTTTTTGGTAAGTATGTTGTTCCGTTTGATATACCAACTGGTCAAGTTTGGCTAATGCCTTGTTGCGGTAGTAGAAAGGAACATATAGAAAAAGCTCCTATGGTTGCTGAGCTAGCGAAGAAGTATAGATTTAATTTTAGCCCGCGGCTACATTTATTAGTGTGGGATATGGCATTAAAAGTTTAATTATATAAATATTAAATAATATGAGAATTGCAATTAGCGGAACTGGCTGTCAAGGTAAAACTACTCTCATTAAAGATTTTTTAGATCAATGGCCTTCCTATACAACTTCGAAAAAAACATATAGGGATATTATAACAGATAGTAATTTAAATCATTCGTCAAAAACTAATAAAGATACGCAATGGGATATTCTTAATTTTATGATTGATGAATTACAAAAAACAGCTAAAGGTGATAAAGTTATTTTTGATAGATGTCCTTTAGATAATTTAGTTTATAGTATTTGGGCAAATGAAAAGAGAAATTCTAATATTACAGAAAAATTTATTAAAAAGTGTATACCTTTAGTTAGAGAAAGTTTACGATTTATTGATATAATATTTTTTACACCGATTACTAAAGTAGCTCCTATAGC